TGGATGCCGCCTATCGCAAATGCTGCGAGATTGGCGTCGCCACAGTCTCCGATGTGTTGGGCCATGACGGCAATGTGGTTGCTGATATGCCCGGTGTGGATGTGGTTGCCCAACTGCGCAACCCGGCGCACATCCGTGAGCTGGGCAAGGCTGTGTTGGACATCAATAAGCTTGACGAGGAACAGCGGGGAAACTCCTAGCGGCTGCCCAGGCATGGGTGGCCGGAAAAGACTGCAAGGATTGCCCCAAATCAAACAACGGAAAGCTACCCGCAGACCCGACAAAATGCGAAGCAGAGCAACCGACAATGTGGGTGGAAGATGGGATCGAAACCACCTGCTGCCCAGCCAGGGATGTGCCCAAGTACACCACGTTATACCGCACCTGGCACTGGGCAAGCAAAGGGCACCTTCCACATGCCGGAGGCAGCCTGGAGCAACCCGCAAAACTCATGGACGCATTGGCCGTTATCGATCAAGCCGTAGCCGCATACGATAAAAAGAGGACAGGTAAATAATGCGTATATACACCGACAAAGATGGCAGATATGTAAATTCGATAATTGAGCAGGAAGGTATTGATGTTGAGGGCAGCCTCTACCAGATGCCTGCATGTCCCCGTAATGTTGAATTGAATTTCCAAAACGGCCCAGTCTCTCAGAATGGTATTAACGGGCTAACCAATGAGCTGCTACTGGCCGTGCTCATCCATCGCACTGAGTACCTGGATGGTAAGTTCCACTGCAAAGAAAACCAGCAAGCCATTAATCACATGAAGATTGCACTGGCTCAACTCGAAGCCCGTACAGCATCACGCGCTGAACGTGGTGTCGAAGGCAAAGAGGTCGAGTAGCCCGCCATGCCTTTACAGGTTGGAAAAGATCTCTCACTTGCCCTGGTTCTCACTGCAAAGAACCTCATGGGCAAAGGTACCCGTGATGCTGAAAAAGACATCAGCAAGCTATCGGGTGCTGCCAAGAAAACCGCCAAGGATATCGAGGCCGCCTATCATAATTTGGGCATTCGTTCAGAGCGTGAAATCCGCCGTGAAGTCCAGAAAATGCAGGCCAGTTATAAACGCCTTTCGGCATCTGGAAAACTCAGTGCAAAGGAGCAAAAACGCGCCTACAAAGCCTTAACCGATCAACTGAAGGAGTTACGCCGGGAAGCTAAAGGTGCAACCGGAGATGTAAAGGGAATCGGTGCTGGGTTAGGCGGTCTGCTAACAGGTGCAGGCATTGGCATCGGCCTGAAAAGTGTTATCCAGGCCGGTATCGAGCTGGAGCGTATTGAACTCACCATGCTGGCCGTTACCGGCAGCTCACATGCCGCAGGTATAGAGTTTGATTTTGTAAGCAAAGAAGCAGAGCGACTGGGATTAAACCTACAGAGAACCGCGCAAAATTACGCCCAAATGATGGCCGCATCAAAGGGTACAAAACTAGAAGGACAAGGCACTCGTGACATCTTTAAAGCCGTTGCTGAAGCCTCTGCTGTATTGGGGCTAAGTGCCGCTGACAATGAAGGCATTCTACGTTCTTTAAATCAGATGATGAGCAAAGGCACTGTGCAGGCAGAAGAGCTGCGTGGCCAACTGGGTGAACGACTACCGGGTGCATTTAATCTCGCCGCTAAAGCTATGGGTGTAACTACAGCCGAGCTTAATAAAATGCTGGAACAGGGCCAGGTCATATCAGATGACTTCCTGCCTAAACTTGCCACTCAGATCACCAAAGAATATGGCGACAAAGTGCCAGCTGCGATGAAACGGGCATCAGCTTCTTTCGAGCGTCTGAATACATCCATATTTGAAATGAAAACAGAGCTTGCTAAAGGCGGCATAGTAGATGCTGCTTCTGATGTTGCTGATGCGGTTGGTAAGTCTGCTAAGTACGTCAAAGCGATAATTACTGCGATTAAAGTGAATGCGATCGAAGTGGCTCACTTCATAGATACCATTGGCGCATCTGAAGAGGAACTAACACGAAAAAACAAAATCCGCGCAGAAGTACTCAAAGACCTGGCCATAAAAATGGGCGATATAAAAACTGCTGCTAATGATGCAGGCATAGCCGGTGCAGATGCCGGTGCAAGAACAGAGGCAAACCTTAAAGCCGCATCAAAAGCAGCAGCGGAGCTAAAAGCCGATCTTGAAAAAATAGGTGCAGGCGCAGCCAAAGCCATCAGCCCGGCCCTTAAATCACTGGGTGATTTACAAAAGGCGATGGAGACTCAATACAGCAAAAACAAAAGCCTACGGGAAAAGGTTTTCAATGCCACAGGTGGTGCCGCAGCCGGGCACTTCAACGACCAAATCAACGCAATGAAGGCCGAAGCCAAGGCCATGCTCGGTGCCCAAATTGCAGAGTCAGATGTTGCTGCCTATATAGAGCAACAGCTCGCCACCCTACAGCAAAGCATGCAGAAAGCAGGTGCCGATATTCAAGCCGGATATATTGGCGGTATGGATGCAGGTTCTTTTGTCGCCCAGCTGTCAGCTGATGTGCAAGCGTCATCAACTCACATGGGCAAGCTCAAAAAACTGAGCACGGAGACAGCAAACGAACTTAGTAAGATGGCGGCCAGCTTCAGTAAAACGCTAGACCCAAAAGTGGCTGAGCAATTCTTGGCCCAGATTGATGCCATGCGTGAGTCGCTGGTTGGGATGTCAAACGATGCCAATATCGAAGCCCAATTTGACACTCTCCAAGCCATAACCGAAATCAACCGTATCCAGACTGAGCTGGCCAACATCCCCCGTGAGATTGTCACCTACCACAAAATAGTTGCTGAACAAGAGCAGGGGCAAGGGCAGGAAAGCGAGTTTGGCATGGGCACCCCTGAACCGCCAGGCGTAGGCACTCGTGCCACTGGCGGCTCCATCCCAGTAGATGGCCTTTACTACATGCATGCAGGCGAGCAGGTTCAAAGCAACAGCACCTCATTTGGAGATTTTAACTACCACTCATCTAAATCAGCTAAAGACCTGTCATATGATGAATGGCGAGCAATAGTGCGTGACATCATTCAGCCTGAGTTAAGGGCGATGTACCGATGAGCATCATTCTCGCCTATCCCGACCTGTTTATCCCTACAGTAGAGATTGTGCTGCCGGATTGTGAGCAGCTCCCCAGCTCACGCCCAACACGCAAGTTGCAAACTGTTTTTGAAACCGACGCAGGCGAAACGGTGGTTTATGATTTTCAGGCCAGCCGGAGCGTATTCACACTACAGCTTTACCCTTTAAGTGCTGACCATGTAACAGCCATTCAAAGCTTCTTTAATGACACCGTAAACGCCCAGGCCATCACATGGGAACTGCAAGACTCAAAAGGCAATGAATACAAAGTCCGGTTTGCACAAGATGTCATCGAACCCATGCAGCGAGGTGTCAGTGCCTATGCCATGACACTGACGGTGCGGGTGATCTGATGCGTAGCACTAAGGCATCACTGGACGCCCAGTTGGCACTTACTGAAGGGGCCGCATTCCGTCCAATATTAAACATCAAGGTAGCAGCAACATACCGATTTCTCTGCACTGATAGCCGCACTATTAATGGCATTCCGCATGATGGTGAAATACTTTCAATAAGCGAGCTTTATGAAGGAGTAGATCAGCTCAGTGATTTAACAATTGAGCTGCTTGATAATGAAGCAAATCGTGCTGCTGTAAAATTGGCATCAGAAGTAAAGCTGTATCTCTGGGCAGTGGATATAGACTTGTATGATAGGTCTCTGTACTTCCGTGGTGAGATATCAGATCCCATCACTATCAGCGGTGGAATAATTCGCTTTGATGTTATCTCTTATGCCAATCGGCATGATCGCACCATCGGTGAGCCGATCTCAGCAGATAACTACCCCGGTGCTGATCCTGATGTTGTAGGCCTCATCGCGCCAGAGATCTACGGCAGCCATAAAGATGTCCCTTGTTTATCTATTGATGCTGGCGGCCTTACAAGGCTTAGTGCTGATCTTTTAGCATCAGAAACAACTGAAATTATTGGTTCTGATGTTTCTGCATTTCCATTAACGGGCACCACTATTCAGATAGATAGTGAGCAAATAACGTACGAGTACACCATTGATGAGTACAGCAAATTTGCAACCCTCGTGAGGGGTGTAAATGGCACAACCGCTGTGGCACATGATAAGGGTGCTGTAATTGCAGAGATTAAACCCTATTACGATTATCTGGTCGCTAATCACCCCGTCAAATCATTAAGCAATGCAAAGGTCGATGATGTGCTTCAGGATGGTGCAGACCACACTTTTCTTCCGAATGATAACGGAGTTGCAAAGATAAGATTTACCGCGCTGCCTAAATTGCAGAAGTCCATTGATATTGAGGTAGAGGATACGATTGGCGTTTCAGACAACATCAGCGTTAGTGACACAATTGGTGTGAGTTCACCCTCAATAACACCGCTGCCACAAGATACATACTCAACAGTAGGTGCTGGCTCAACATTTCCAACAAGCTATGGCAATGTGTCAACCATACACAGTGATTGGTATGACTACCCAGGGGTCGCAACATTCACCACTTATGAATGCAGCATGCTGTTGATTAATGCCAAGCGTGTAGCTGTTAAAACAGTAAATGGTAATTGGCTATGGCTTGTTGGTACAGCCACAACAGATGGGGCAACAACCAGCGGAGTCATTACAGCAACCTTAACGAGCAATCCATCAGAAAATAGAGTTACATGGTCTGTATTCTGGGGATCAGGAACATCAACCTGGCAACGACAAGCGCATATTAGAACGATCACTGGCGTGCCTGTATATGTTAATAGATCAGGCAGTGCCAGCAAGGCAGGTTCAGCAACAAAAACAGGCACCGTCGAGCTAACAGGTAACAGCGTGGCAGAAACGGTGATCGGCACTTTGATCACGTGTGATGTAGAGGGCTGGGAAGATGATGACGGCACCATCACCGGCACACCCAATGCGCTTATTGAGCGTCCAGATCATGTAGCCCTGCACCTACTGCGGCATTATGGGGATGCTTCGGACTCCGATGCATCTAGTGGGCAGTTTGATGACTTCCTTGGTGATAGGTTAGCTATAAGAATCACCAGCCCCAGGAGAGTACGCGAACTGCTCAAAGATATCGGCGACCAGGTGGGGGCGCTGGCTCATTTCAGCTCTGGTCGCTGGCGCTTTATAAAGCGAATTGAAGCTATTATCAATCCACCGTTTGACATCGCACTCGATGAATGGAACACCATAAGCCTCGATAGTGGCGCAAGCTCAATTGGTGAATCAATCACCGGCTTAAAACAACTCAAAAACAGACACACCTGGCGAGCAGGGCTGCAACCCAACGGTAGCTGGTTAACAACAGGCAAAAAAGATGATGTTACCAGTCAGGATGATTATGGCCTGCGTGATGTCGTGGTAGATCTGCCCTTTGTTCCTGATGCAGCACAGGCCCAAGCGCATATTGATTGGCGTTCTGCACGTGAATCCAACCCAGAGCGCCCTGTGATTACGCTTGATGCAATATTAAGAGCATACAAAGCAGAGGTTGGTGATGCTGCCATCGTCTCTTCAGTGAAGACGCCGGTCTATATGACCGGTGAAATAATCTCCATCAGATACAACCACGCCGGGCGAATCCGGCTGACTGTCGAAGCGGCAGTATGAGGTAACCTATGGCCGTAACAACCGTTAACGTCAAAGCCACCATCCACTCCCAGCAAGGCACACCATTGAATGGTGCCGATATTGTTGTGGCCCTGGAGCATGCCGATATAAATGCAGGCTATGTGATAAAGGATGCCAAAGCGTACGTCACTGATGTCGATGGCCAGGTCACTATGCCACTGTGGCCCAACTCTTTGGGTGTTACCGAAAGTCGCTATCGCATTAAATGCAAACACCCCTCAACTGACCAACTTATTCTTGATGTCATGGCCACCGTTCCGCATGAATCTGGCGGCGAACCCATCACAGAGATAGACCTATACACCATCGCAGAACAGCCTGCCTACGAAGGTAAAAACGAAGTAGCCATTGCAACAGAGGTGGCCGTACAAGCCGCACTCGATGCCCAGACCCATGAAGCTAAGGGTGAGAAGTGGGCAGAAGAAGTGGAAGATGTAGAAGTCGAAACCGGCAAGTACTCCGCAAAGCATCATGCGGCCAAAGCAGAACAGTGGGCCGATTCAAGCCAGGGGGTGCCTACATTAAGTTACGGGGATCTAGCTTCCCCACTGCTGCATCTGCCCCTGAAAAATTCACTGGCTATGGCCATGGGTGTGGGTAGCGTGACCTTTACCCGATCAACCACGGCTACCTATATTGATCGTTATGGTGTGTTGCAAACAGCAGCTATTGATACACCAAGGTTTGAGAGGGAGGGATTATTAATAGAAGGAGAGAGCACTAATATATTGCTCTATTCTAGAGATCTTAGTAATGGGGTCTGGACTGGTACTGCTGTGACACCAGTAACTGACGGCACGTTAGGCCCAGATGGTGTTACGCAAGCATGGAAGGTAGAGGACAATAGCAATACTGCTACTCAATATCTAAATAACAATGTAACAACTGGTGGTTATGTCGTTGGTGGACATGCTGGCTCTTTCTTCCTAAAAGCTGGCACAAGCTCACTGTGTAGAGTCAATTTCCAGGTTTATGGAACCACCACATGTGCTGAGTATGCATATATAAATCTAACGACCGGTGTCTCTTCCAATCCGGCAATTACAACTCACAAGCTGGCAAATGGTTGGTGGTGGATAAAGATGCCAGCTGATAACACAGATGCAGCAAATATCTACTCCAGGGTGCTAATCTATCCGGCTACAGGCGCAGCCAGTATGGATGCAACAGCTATGGGGTCAGTGTACTGTATAGATGCACAAATAGAAGCATTGCCTTTCGCTACTTCTCCTGTTTTTACTACTTCAGCACCTGTCACTAGAACAGCTGATCATTGCTCATTAACCTCTGTAGGTAACTACCAGCATTACCCCGTTACTTATATGTGTGACTTTGAGTTATTTGCTAGCCCAACCGATCAAAGTGGTACTAACTCTAGAATATTTTCAATTAATGGGCCTGGAACAGAGGATTTTAGAACATCTGTCTCTTCTGCTTGGGGTTGGATTGCTTCGGCTGAAGCGGGTTATGTATGGCTGAATAGTGCAGAGATTGTAACTAATCATAGGTTAGCTATAACCATTGAAGATACAGATATTAAGATTTATTTAGATGGAGTAATAAAATTATCTACTACTCACAGTATTACAAAATATGGGGCCACAGAGATACTCTTGGGTGAGTATGCCACCAATGTAATGTATGGCCATATCTCCAACTTCCGCATCTTTGGTAATGCCATAAGTGAGCCTGCCATGAGGGTAGCCTAATGGATGTCATAACATATTGCTCTAACACCTCGCTGCTTATTGCTGAGCTACAAGAGATAATGCCTTCTTTGATTCATGTTGATGAGTCTGGCCATGTCTTTTTTCTAGTCAGTAAAACTCCCACAGTACGCAATGGTAATGAAACGATGGCGCTAGTGCGTGATCTTGATGGTTCATTGGTGGAGATGGCTGAAGGGTTAACACATTTGACGGTATTGGGTACCTATGAAGAGGTGTTTGCTGATCCGGCCAAGTGTGTGACCTATGATCGGGTGTATGACCAGACTCCTGTCATTTATATCGATGAAGAGGGTATAGAGCGTACCCATACCCCCCCCCGAATGTTTGGAGTGTTCCCAGAATAAAAAAACGCCGATCAGCAAAACCAATCAGCGTAGGGATCTGGCATCCATACCCGGTGCAACACCCGAAAGAGACTATACAAAGCCCAGAGGCAAAGAGGGGTAAGAAAAACCTGAAAGAACCGTAGTAAAAAAGAGGAAGCGACCGGCCCTGGGCAGCAACCCAGAACCAGTCGCCAACCCACAGGACAGAACCCTGTGAGCCAGCCAAGGCTTCCCGCCCTGTACAGAGCGCGGTAAGCCTAGCAGAAAAACAACTGAGGCTCACTGTATGCAAGAAATACGTTGTGGAAAATGCCATCGACTGCTGGCTCGTGCCAGTGGCGAGGTGCAAATCAAGTGCCCACGTTGTGGCACACTAAATCACATGAGGGCCAAGAGTCCCCCAATAGAATGCCCAAGAGCATCAAATCAGAGAATCGATGCTCATGGAAAAACAGAACCCAGCACCGCTAAGGTACGACGGTAAGATAGTGGCATTTGGAGTTGAAAGCCTAAGAGTCGAGACCATCCCAGTATGGTTGGCGCGGGCAATTGTCCAGGTTAAACATTACAGCCAGCGGTTTGTAAACAACTCAACCCTCCACCTTGGAGTTTTCTCAGGCCGTGAAATGGTGGGGGTGTTGCAGTTTGGCTATGCACTAAACCCCAACAGCGGTAGACGTGTAGTAGAAGGAACGATGAATGATGAGTATCTGGAACTCAACCGCATGTGGATACATGACAAAATGCCCAGGAACACAGAGTCTCGCGTCCTACGCTTTGCCGTCAAATTCATAAAGATCACCCGCCCCAAGGTGCAGTGGATACAGACATTTGCTGATGAGCGGTGCGGTGGATTGGGCGTGGTCTACCAGGCATCCAATTTTCTGTTCGTGGGTAGCCATTTAAGCCAGTTTTATGAGCTGGATGGCGATTGGTACCACAAGCTAGCAATGACCAATAAAAAAGGCGGTGCCAGAGGTCGCCATCTCCAGGCAAACGTCCACCGGGCAACGAAGCATAAATTCCGGCAGTTTCGCTACATATTCTTCCTAAAAAAGAGTGCAAGGAAGCGGTTGAACTTTAAGGTCTCAGCCTACCCCAAGCGGGAGCAGGCAAGCCCGGCCTGATTGGTGGGCATAATCCGCTATTAAATAGCGTTTAAGCAGGGGTTATTAGGGGGTGATGGTTGTCGCAATCCATGTGTCCGAGTGTCGCAATCCATGTGGCGCGCTACAACCATCTTTTCCAGTGGATGACACTGATCCTTCAAAGTCATATACAAAAAATCCCGCCGAAGCGGGATTTTTATAATTTACTGATTTTATTGGAGCTGGCGGCAGGAGTCGAACCTGTGACCTGCTGATTACAAATCAGCTGCTCTACCAACTGAGCTACGCCAGCATTGCGAGGTGCGTATTCT